AACCGGCTAGGGGTTTTGTCTTACAAGCCTTCCAGTTCTTCAGAGGCGGAACCAAAGGAGCGAACCGCTGAGACGAGACTGGTTGCGCTTTCCATTAGCTCGTCGGCCAATGTATTAACTTCTTCAGAATCACCTTCAGAAAAGGTAGTGTAAATCTTGGCGCTGATATCACGGACGGCGGCCTTATGTTCGCGGACATCTTTACGTGCTTGAGCTTGTGCTTTACGAGCAACTTTACGCTCTTCCTTACCGGCATCTGCTTCGGCTTGGAGTTCGCGCTGCTGTTCCAAAAGGGTTTTCTTCTGTTCACGGACTTCTTTAAGCTTGGCTTGACTAGCGGACATAGTAATTTTCCTTACGTTGGTTTTGGTTTTACATCTTGGCTCAACTGCCTAGGAGTAAAGTATGGGGGTAAACAAAACGTATGTAAACCCCATAAGCGTCAATTGTAGCCAATTTGTTTCAACATATCATTGGCCTCATTTATGTACCATTGGAAATCTATGTCGCTTGGCAGCTTTTCCGGTAGCTGCATTAAGGGTACAGCGCCATCTGACCTTGGAACTTTATTGCCGCTGGTTATATAGAATATACCGTCTAGCTCGTCAGCGCCGTAGTACCAGCGGATAGCCTTGCCAATAACCTTACCTGCCTTAACTGCTCCGCCGTTCACGGTTCTAATACTTACAAACTGGCGAACGTCTTTGCAGTTACGTATAGTTTCCTCAATCGGAACGCTGTCTTTTAAGAAGTCCCTGACTGCCTTGGAACATATCTCATTGGTTGGATTACTTCTTAGCCTGTAATAATGGTCGCTCTGGTCAGCGTAGGCTCCTTTACCTTTAACCCCATCAGCCTTAACCGCTATGTAGTTGTTAACGTCCCGGCTACTAATGCTCAGATAGTCGTTTGGTTCCAGGTCGTACCCTGTATCGATTTCCCATTCTAGCACTATGTCCTCTGCTACCGCCTCCAGTGCTCTTGGGATTTTGGTAACTATACCGTCCGTGTTTGCACTTACAACACCTATACCGGCTTGCTCAAGGCGCTCAGCCAACATTAACAGACTAAGCTGTCCGGTTATAGTTACCTGCATCATCAGGTCTGGTGCGTACAAGCAAGACCACTTGCTGCCGAGCTTACCAAAGGAACCGTTGATGGTAATCTTTAGTGACTCGTTTATGGCGTTCCAATATTCATACGCTTTGGTATCGCCTCGCTTCTTAGCTTGGCCTGCTTTGGCTTTGGCTTCTAGCCTACGCTTTACGATTGCTTGGTATATCTTAAGGAACGGATCACCTAAGTGACGAGGGGTTAGTTTGTTATTAAGTATGATAAACGGGTAATAACTGGCTACGTCGTAGTCCCTGATTATATAGTTTTCATCAGATACATGACGGGCTTTCTTTTCATTGCTATGTATACCGCCTATACCGACAGTGTACTTAGTATCGCCCATATCAAATTTAAACTTGGTTTTCTTTTCAGGGAAGTTACCCTTATTCTTACCGGACTTTATACGATCTTCCTCTTCAAGCTTAAAGTTAAAACTCATGTATCCGCTTTTGTCAACGGTAAAGGGTAGCGTACAGTATTGCTCCAATACCGCTTGCAGTTGCTCAGTTAGAAAACTTATATTAGCTGGCGGACGGTAGCGGAACCGAGTACCCGGTTCTATCTTTGGCCTAGTTGCACGTATATCATAACGCTCGTCTAGCTCCTGCTTGATAACAGATTCCGCTATTTGTGCATCAGACTTAGAACGTAAGTCAATTTCATACTCCTTACTCATTAGGGCGCGTAGGTTAATTTCTGGTTCAATGGTTTTAAATAGTTCCTCAGTATCTACTAAGTCCAAACCGCAATAATAGCGGATATCAGGTAACTGGTGTTCCTGTATTTCCTCCCAATGGTTAATCGGCATATCCATCATTTCTTTGATGTGCATACGACCAGCATATATCTTAAGGGAAGCCGTTAAGGGAGCAACTTGTATCAAGTCGATATGGTCCATTTGTAAAGCAGCTATACCGACTTGCTTGCGTACTTGCCAAGGTTGCAAACCCTCATCTATTACCATTTGACTGACTTTATAAATAGCGGCATTGCTTAACCCGGCAACCGCTGCTTCTACAATCAGGGCGTCGTACTTTATACCATTGAATGTGACTATCGTATATGTATTAAGAAGATGCAGGATATTCTTTACATTAAGTTCAGAGTCATTGAACTTTTCAAAGTAAAGAACATCCCCGGTTGATACCTTCCTAAACATAACCAATAGGTAGTTCTTGACACATTCAATATCTAATGTAACAAGAGTCTTATGGTCCATGTTTAACCTCTATCTTACGCCCTTGTTAGCAGTGACTGTTTCCTGGCTGTTGTATTGCCCTTTAACAGCATAGCTCTGATCGCTTGGTACAGGCTCACAAGCGAAGAAAACCATTTTCCCTATCTTCATACCGGGTTTGATAAGAAGAGTATGGTGCTGAGTAACATTGGTCAGCTCCAGTGTTAACCTGCTGTTGTTCCAACCGGGGTCACACCAACCAGCCATTAGATGCTGAAGCCCTGAAAGAGCCAAGGAGGACTTCAACTTATACTCCGCTGCTACCCAATTAGGAAGGTTAAAAGTTTCTGCTGAGCTTGCCAGAATGAGCTCACCGGGGAACAATAAATAACCCTCAGGTGGTATAACTTCCTCTTTCATACTAAGAGATTCTTTTTCTTTTAGGTCAACAACTGAACCGTTCATGTTAATATCTTCAACCAGTATGTGATCGCTGATAGTTATATCAATACTAGCGCCGTTGATATGTTCCGGTTTTGCATCTATAACCCCGGACTGTTGTGAGTAGACTAAATCAGTGTAAGAAATAAGTGACATAATATTATCCTTTGATGTAAGAGGGGTCTTGGTTGGTATAACCAGCGCCGGGTTCGGCTGCTAGCTCGGATTCAATTAAGTTGAGTATTTTCATTATCGCAGTATCATAACTACCTTCAACAATTAAGCGAAATATAGTAGCGTCCTCAACTGGTAACTGGGAACAGAAAGACGAGGTAAACTGGCGAGTACGTTTTTCAGTTGTGTCAAATGTTAGGAACTCGTACCACTTGTTAACCGGCATATATACGCCACGCTCTTCTGCCTTTGCTAAATAATGTATAGACTTGCGCAAGTCTTCAACGCCGTTCTTGTCACGCCAGCGGCTGACATACTTGGTGGCATTACCTAGTAGATAGGGCATATTAGTATCGCATACATAATCCCAGTGGATATACTTGTTGCGGTAATGGGTTCCGCCTATTTGCATATCATTTACATCCATTACAGTTCCTCCATTTCACGGGTGAACGTTTCTAACATCTCTTCTGCTTTGGCGGTTTGTTGTTCGTCACCCCAGTAGTTAAGCGCCTTAACCAGTACCTCGCGCCATTTACGGAAGGGACGTTTAGCGTTAACCTTACCTTCCCTTACTTGTTGTATACAATACCACATCCCGCTTAGAGTATCCGCCAGCTTTAGGAAGTAGGTTTCTTCCGGGTGCAAGTCAAAGTGAACCCCGTTCTGTTCTTCCCATTGGCGTTCAAGGTTATCCAAAACGCTTTTCAGTTCTGAGCTTGCTTGTTTAATAGGGAATGGAATATCCCCTGTATAATACTCAGCCGCGTCATGGGTTAATGCCGCCAGCAATAACTCCTTGGAACATTCCGGGTAAATGTATTGCAGTATCAAAGCAACTTCCCATTCATGTTCGCTGTTTTTCTGTTTGTCCATACCGATACTGTTATGGAACCGAACAACATCACCGCTTTGCAATACCTTACGAATATTCATTATTTGGACCCTTTGTTAGCGCGAGTTTCTAACCATGTTCCACAAGCCATACGCCAGTCATCAGCAACTAATAGCTTCAAGTGCTTACTGGCTTCGACTGGTCCTTCTGTTTTATGTACCAAGTAAACCAACAACATCGGCATAACTAGGTCTTCAAAATAAGCTGATCGCCAGTCGCTACATTGATTAACCTCAACCAAACCAAAATCATCATATAGTTTAAAGAACTGCTTTAAATCTTGGTTGAAGAAACGCATACCAGTATGGGACATTGTAACCAAACGCTCACAATATTCATACGGGTTAAAGTTACCCTGGAACCCAGCATTAGTACGGTTATAGACATCACCAGCGGCTCCCTCAGTGTATACATGGAAACTATTACTAACCTGACTATATGTACCCATGTTAACGCCTAAGCTGGCGGCAACGTATTCTTGGATCATACTAAACTGTACCACGTTAGCACCATAGGCTCCCCATATCATATCGTTAGAACGGTTGTATACAGTCATGTCTAACCGCTGGTTACGCATACGGAATACAATGGACATATTGCAGGCTTTGTCCCTAGTGTCCTTGTTGAGGTCTGCAGAGTCCCATATCTGGCATACCGCTTGACGGCTGTTAGGGTCGTTGGTTAGGATATCAATAACCCGTTGTAGCTGGTCCTGACCGAATGCCTTGCGTAACCTGTAACCGTAAGGGGCATTGAATATAAAACGGTCATCACTAAAGTCAACCATACGTTTGTTAAACTCGCCTAGGAATTTAACATCGTCACGCCCTGCTAAAATCCAAAGAGATTCCATAAGGTGGAAGAACGGGTTAGCATCCCGAGCAGAGCTTACCAGGACGCGCTGAGCAGGGTTTTTATAGACGGTGGTTACGGGTGCAGGTAACTCCAGGGTCATACCGTTGCGGCTTGGTACGGCTACGCCTTCCGCTGCCATTAGCCTTAACCCTTGGTCTAGTGCGTCGTTAACATTTTCAGCATTGATTACATACATATTCTAAACTCCATTATACTTCCTCTTTGATCTACCTGTATCATTACTAACCCTCATAAATTTGTCAAATTCGCACATCGTATTTTGAAGGTTTTGGTGGCAAAGTATATCTAAAATACTTTCCGGTACTTCATATTCAATTACTTCATAGGCGCTGTCAATAGCGGTTTGATAATTACGTGATGTTATCTTCTCTTCCCAAAACCATTCTAAGCCTCGTAAACTACCCGGCCCTGGAGCGCTAAAACTAAACCAGTCCGGAGCCTTATTTAATGGGTGACCTGTTGTATTCTTAAGATCAGCCACTACTTGACCGGCTAGGAAACTCGCTACCCCTTCCACTGTCATCAGCCGCTTATGTGACTCAGCTAGTGTAGTACAATTATCAATGATGTCTTTGCGCTTTGCAAGCTGTTCCAATAAATAAAGACAATAGTCTGCTTTCGGCATTGCCTTACCATTGGTGGATATAATATAGGCTCCATTCCATATACGTTTACCCGCTGCTTTACGCTCAGCCAATACGTTTTCCGCATTTTCCAGCCATAAACTCAGATCGCTATCATAATCTATCGGCTGCATAAGGTCAGCAAGGGTATCAGGTTGGTTGAATATACGGGCGACAACCATAGCAAAGGTATAGCAGGCTACTGTAGACTCCTCAGCGCCAAAGTCATCCAGCCCTGTAGGGTAAGTCCAGTTATTACGTATCCACCGGGTAACGCGGTCGTCCTCTCTGTTGACGTTGCAATAATAGACGGATTGCATAACCGGGTTAGTGCTCCAGGGTTTGG